TTAATTCCGGTTCAGCAGGTTATAGCGATCTGTCGAGTTCATATGCCATGGATAGTTATCTATACGCTGTCTGAGCTGTGCTACCTTGTCCTTTTCAATATAGAGCCATCCGACAAAAGCTCTGTCAATAAAATGATCATGTATGGTTCCGGCCAACTGAGGATTTAAAGTGCGGATAGCCGGTCCAAACTGACGCCACCAACCGGCAAGCCAAACCAGATGAATGGCCATTGCCCTGACGTTCATATGTACTTCCTCGGTTTCAGGTTTGGTACGCAATGTCAGGGTTTCCAGATAATGAACTGCATCCTGAAAGTGGATAGCCAAGAGTTCGCTATATCGTGGTATACGGAAATGCTGGTTATGCCGGCTCCAGAGTTCTGTACGGCGTTTGACACTCCCCTCACAGCGACGGTCCACGATCTCCTTAAGTGTGGCCTGCTGCTGGGCATTAATTTTGACTCGAGTGTCAATCTGTTGTTGCAGGACTTCATTATCCAATACGTCGAGTACCCATTTACGGAACTCTTTAGCGACTGGTGTTTTTGCAAACATAGCGATCAAATGGCAACCGCGCAAAGAAAAAACCCGTACGCCCAAATTGGGCGTCTGAGGATTATTAATCATTTGTGTCATGTCACGCGTGAACTCATCACTATTTCTGTTAAATATTTTTGTAACAGCATCAGCTTGCTTATAACCTAAAGCATTTGCTAACTCAGCAGATGTAATCCAGATTTGATCATCATTTCGTTGGATTGGATGAAATTGTGTTGTATTAAATGATAGACTGTTCATGTCTAATCTCCTTGCAGGGATTTGATAGAAGCCCCTAGTCCGCCAAGATTCAGGGGCTTTACTATTTCTACTATTTACTAACTTTAGACTGCTGTCTTAACCACTCTTCAATAATAAGATTCAGTTGAGCTGTCATAGACCGCTTATTTTCTTCCGCATTTTTTTTAAGTCTATCTACCAATTTATGTGGTATGCGAATATTTAACTGTCTATCTTGTCTCGACATATTTAAAAATCCTTATTGTGTTATCACCGTACTAATACTAATACCGTGCTAATATTGAAGTCAAGCACCGTACTAGCATATTCTTATAAAAATTTTTGGACTTTATTTTGATGGCTAGAACAGATCCTCAATTTAATTTACGTGTTCCTCAAGAACTTAAACAACAAGTTGAAAATGCAGCTAAAGAAAGCGGTAGATCAATAAATGCTGAGGCTGTATTTCGTTTAGAGCAAAGCTTTAAAAGTGGAATTGGGGATTTAGAAAGCGTACCTTTAGAGAAATTATTAGCGGTTGTTATGAAAAAACTTGAAAATAATAAATTAACTATCAGTAAATTATGAGTGATATTAAAAAATTAGAAAAAAACCTTATAAAGTTCAATTCAGATTTAATGAAAGAACATATTAAACAAGGTAAGCGAAAAGAACATATAAGCCAAACATCAATAGGTGGTTTATATAATTCTAATGTTCATCGTGACGTATCTGGCCCATCACCAAATCCATTAGTAAGTCAACTTAATGTAGAGTTATTACGAATAGGCCCAATAAATACGAAGAGTACTATATGCCATAATTTTATTGGTTGTTGTTGTGAAGTAAGAGTTAGTAATCATCTAATTTTAGCACAACCAATTCCTCATAAAGTCAGAATTACAGATATTCTTTTTACTAAAGCACGTAGAGTAAGAACAAATCAGTATATGAAAAGATGTAAAAATTGCATCAGTGTTTTTGGAAGAGAAAAATGAATGCTTTGGATATTAATATTTATTTTAAAGACAAGTTTGGGCGTTTATGTATCTTAGCTTCTGCGGGTGGAATATTACCTAAATATTTACTAGATGATAATAACTTAGCTATTAATGAAAAAAAATTATTAGAAATTAATAATTTAGATAATATTGCTTATAAGTTACCTAAAAAATTTAAGATTGCTAGAAACCCAATATTATCATCAATACTTAAGTTTCAATATCCAGATATTGAGACTACAGAAAAACATCAAGAGGAAATAGAGTACGAAGAAGACTATAACTTCACTAGAAGATATAACCTTGAGTTTTCAAAGCTAAGTAATGATAAAATTTCTAACGAATTTGAGTTTAATGAGTTTTCAGATTATTTTCTTACATTTGATGATTTAGCTTCAAGAGGATTTTATGTATATGACAAACTAAATATTAACTATGCTGAAGATGATAATTTTATTTTAGTTAGTTATCCAACATATAATAAAGATAATTATAAAGATAATTATAAAGATAAAAAAAATTATAAAGAAGCTTTATCATATATGAATTCTATTCCGGAATTAAATACTGCTATAATTAGTAAGAAGAATGATATAGTTTATAAAGATAGCTTTAAAAATTTAAAATTAATAGAATTACTAAATTCCAGTTTAAAATGAAACGTTTTAAGATATCTTTTTTAAATTTTTCCACATTTTACTTTCCATTTGATCTATATCCTTAAGCTCTACAAATTTGTATCTGTACTCTCTATTAGCTAAAGTAGTTTTGTCTACTAAAACTAATATATTTGATATTTTATCAACTAAATACCACTCAGTAGGATCATCCTTAAGCACTATTTTATTTGATGCTTCTTTAGGAAATTCATAGTACTTATTAATACCATTTATAGTTGGTGCAACAACTAATACTATAAAAATACATACAGTCTTTATTATTAAACTTTTTGTTATATTAAAAAAAATTAGCGTATTCAAAAATAGTAATTTTAGAATTAATTCAAAAAATGTCATGTCAAAGATTGGAAGATAGTGAATAACTATAATTATAAAATTAATAGAAAAAATTAAACTCCGAGATATTTTTTCTAATATATCTAGTTTCATGATTGAATAACTATATAATGAAACTAAAGCAAAAATTATTGATGAATACGAGCTTAAAGCTAATTCCGTATAAGAAAATGAACTAATTAAAAACTGCAAATCAAATAGCAACAAATATCCTAATTTATAAAAAACTCCTGTAATCAAAGGAATAATCGTTATTATAGGAATATAGGTCAATACCTCATTAAATTGTATTTTATTCATTTCTTAATTTTTATTTAGGAATATCTATATTTAACTGTTCTAGTCGATTTTTTGCGACATCTAATTGCTCAGAATTAAATAAGTGTGAAAATTCAGGTTGAAGGACTAAGTATTCAACAGTTAATTTTAATGCTTCTTGTCCCCTCATCACTAATTGAGTTAAGCCTTCATGTCTATGGTTTTGGGAGTTTAGTAATATTTCAGCTGTCTGTTTACCTCCATACTGGTCTACCATTTTTCTAAATCTATTTGGTTTATAAGGAGGCTTTAAGTCTTTAGCTTTATCATAAATTTGACGCATAGCTTCATTAAATTGTTCTTCAGATTTTTGCATCTTTCTACCATCTTTAAATAATTGTAAGAATTGGCAAATTAAAGGCCATAAGTATCTTTATTAAAACTAATATAGAAGTTTGTCAACCAAATCAAATCTTAATAGAGTGCAAAAACTTATGATAGATTTAAAAAATTAAGGAATAATTTTGAGCCAATATGTACAGTTTTAAAGAAGCATTTACCGTCTCACTTGCAGCTCTTGCCCTGCTTGTATCTGGTTATAGTGTTGCGAAAGAAGAAATCAGACAGCCAAAGCAGAGCGAGGAACGCTCTCAAGTTGTGCCCAGAAGTTTTAGTGATCTGATTACACCAAACAGTATGCGTTTCTCGGCAAGCTGCTGTAAACACTGTAGTAAGGGCAAGGCTTGCGGAAACTCATGTATTTCCCGTTCTAAAGACTGCCATAAGCCACCTGGCTGCGCATGTGATTCTTAGCTTGAATTCTTACTTGAGCCCCCATTTGAAGAGTCTTTTAAATAGGTTTTAGCTACCTACTTATCAATTTGGTACAATGCTGAAACCTCACATAATTTCTGTCATATTTAATGTGTAATACTTAAACCAAATTTTCTCAAGTTTGAATATTCATATGGCGCATCTTCTGCAGGATAACGTAAATTTTTAACCCCATAAATTTGTGCAATATTCCATACAATACTTTCACCAGCAGGTAAAAGTTCAGGCTGAATTTTATAAATAGGATCTTGGTAAGCTGTATCACTATCAATTAATGTCCATCCCTGTTTATTGAAAGAAAAAATTATATCTTCTAACCAGGCTGCATTAATCGCTCTAACGTGGAGTAAAAGTATATGTTTGGGTGAGCGTCCCAATGTCTGTATGGCTAAATCATCATAATATTTTGCCCGATCCAACAAATGGAAAATATAAGCTTGTTTTAGTTTATCTAAGCTAGATTGATCATTTTCTTGCTGATATTTTAAGAATAATTGGTTGTAATACCAATCACTAGCATCAATACTCACTGCACCAGATTGATAGTGATGATCAGCAATCCATTTTCTTACCCCATCCCTTTTTTCTTGAGTATTTCCCTCTTTAAGAAATGGAAAACGGTAACGGGGCACAAATCCATTTAATGAAGAAAAAGCTTCATGAGCTTGCTGCATATCTTTTAAATAATCAGATAGATTCACTTCATTTTTATTAAGATTTAAATGTAAGTTTCCATGATTACCAATATGATGCCCTTCTCTGCCCCATTTAGAAATAATATCTAATCCTTCCTTTCCTCCAATTTTACTTATACTTGGGTAAACGATTGCATGAATCCTATTTTTCTTTAGGGTCCTTAAAATATCATCATTGATTTTTCGGGCTTCTGGATTAGTTAATGGATCTAAACCATCATCAAAACTTAACGCTAAGCTTTTTGCGGTAGCAATATTAGACAGACCCAAGCAAAGACTTAGGATTATTGTTTTAAACATAAAGAACTCTATAATTTATAATTGATAAAGAAGTTCAAAATGACTTCAATATTGAAAATTTAACATTTATAAGTTCTTTCTTTTAATTCCGGTGGTGATCTTTTCTAAATAGCTCCCACTCTTCAATAGTTTGTCCATTAGGGAGCTGACATAGAGCATATTCTCCGCCATCCTTATTTTTTTGAGGAATTAACTTCCCGCCCTGTTTAATACAGTATTTACTTGCCGGGTTAGCCATTCCTACCGACATCTCACTGTTATTTGAAGGAATAGAATTGCATGCAGTTAAAGTCACAGTTGTAACTATCAGGATTCCTAAATAAATTTTTTTCAAGATTTATATCCTTAAAAGCAGAAATAATAATTTTAAAAATATTTTTATAAGATGGTTGTATCAATATTGTCTTCACAAATTTTGAAGAAGTTCTATGATGGCTTGTATTTTCAAACAGCCCTCACAGGAGGGCTTGCTTCTTCATGCACTGGAATTGAATTTTTATTAAATAAATGTATTTAAAACTACGAATATCTAGACCTCTTTCACTACCAGCCTCTTTTTATGATCAATCCGAGCAAATTTAAAGTTTTTAAAACTTCTCTTGTTACGTGGGTAAAAGGCAGCAATAACCGCCCCTTCTAAACCGTCATTTTGACTAGTTCTGTTTGGTAAAAACAAAAACAATATTCCTAAAAATATAAAAAGGGTAACTAAAATTCTCATATGCATTAGAAAGCATCCTTCAAGATTATTGAGAGTTTTACCAATCTTGGGAGCGCTTATACATTATATAGATAGAGAATAGGAAGCTTTAAATTGTTACTTCCGTCATTTAACATGCAGCCTCATAAGACTGCACATTTGTATAAAAATATATTCTTAAGCTTCAGTAACCTGAGTCGCTGTTACCCCTGACATAAGAGGCAGATTATAGCGATGCTCAGCCGGTCGTGAAGTTTTGCCATACCAGCGAAATTCCTGAAATTCGGATTCGGCATACAGTGCATAGCAGACCATATTAGACTGGTTACCGCCCAGACAAACCAGCTTACCAGTTCTCTGGTCACGTCCAACCACAAAGCACACATGGCCACCACCCTTTCGGGTTTTCACTGCCACACACCCATAAGCCGGTTTATATAGACGTGCACCATAATTCACATAATCCAGTGCACGGTACCAGTGTTTTGGATAAGCTATTCCAGCCTGTTTTAAGCACCACGCAATAAAAGTGCCGCACCACGCTGTCTCATCTTCAGCCCACCACGCTTTAAGACTCTTCAGCCATTTTAGAATAGTCGGGTTATGGGCTGTCTTGGTGGTATTCTCACGTAAACTAATGTGCTTTTTAGCTTCAATAATCCAGGGTAAATCATTACTTTGGGTAACCTGTGGAGTAGCAGCTAGCAGCGTATTAATACCTGTCAACTGTGGACCTTCAGCAAGTTCCGGTTGTGCAAATTTTTTACCGATATGAGCCAAGCCCGGCAATACCAGACATGTGATAATAAAATGGTACTGCAAAGGAATAATGTGATAATCCAGTGCCCATTGCAGTACAAAGAGCAGCAGTGAAATGACCGCGCCCAGATAGGGTAGTTTTACCGCAAGATATCTCAATGCATTTTCATTTATTAAAATCATTTTCCACTCCAGTGAGTTACTTTGTTTTTTAACCAGCTTTCGATAAATGAACTGCCCATAATTCCTAAGGCCGTTGCGATGGCAATGAGTGCCAGTGGATGAATATCGGGAATCTGTAGCAGTACACCTCCTGCCAGTACTGAAGATGCTGATCCCAGAATGGAACGGCCCAATACCAGCCGTGTTGTCAGCTTTTCATCTGATGCCAGCAGTTTGGCCAAGCCAATAACTGCGCCGATACAAACCAGCATCAGGACGGTTTTTTCATGCTCCTGCATGAGCTCTCCCTCATTTTTTAGATATAAAAAAGCACCCCGTAGGGTGCTTAAACTGTTTTAGCTTTCTTAAATTTCTATCTGTAACACCCTGCCTTCAGGCGCTGGACGCTTGATTTCATTGTTTGATACAAATACCCGGGTACCGGTTAAGTATTTGGTACTGCTGGTGCACAGGACCAATCCGCTACCATCGACCACTAAAACCTTATAATTAGGATGATCTGCTGAGGTGATGGTGCCAATGAACTCCGGAGCCTTGGGTAATAAGTCGATTAAACGCTGTAATGGATTACTCACGATTGATGCTCTCCACTTTAATACTCTGGTTAATCACTGCATGATTAAATGACACGTTCACCTCATCAATGATGCCCCACCATTCAGCATTAAATGCTATTAAATCACCAGGTGCACATTCGCTCACATCCGGACCAATCGGCATCACCAGGTTGTGGGTTTCGACCAGACCTGACTTGGCCAGAGCTGCCTTACCGAAACTTCCCATGCTCTCAACGGTAAATAACGGGCTGTTGGCAGTCTCAAGTAACGTATCACCTGCAGTGCCAGTACGCTTGATCTGGCCACTTAAGCCAGAGCGGTCATTAGTTAGCGTGATGCCGTTATAATCAGGATAAGGCTCATAATCGGTAGACTGTTCTGTGACCAGGCTCTCTGGAATCAGTCGATCATATTCTTCAACCGTGATTGAATCCCAAAAGGTCTTTTTGTACTTGGGCTTTATAGTGATGGTATCGCTACCCTTTTCACTATAGACAAAGCCACCTGCACTCTCGGCAATCATTTTGATTACAGCAATTGGGGTCATGTTTGAATAGCTCAGGCTGCCCGCTGGAACAATCCAGCTCAGCTCATCGATCAGCTCCCACTGCAGTGTTGTTGAGCTGTTGACCCGATCCAGTTCAGCCTGACAGAGCTGCCGTGCGGTCCTTTCATTCTCCTGCGTAAATGACCGGGTTGGAGAATATGGCGCATCAAGTAAAGCGGACTGGCTACGGCCATTCAGGGTATAAGTGATTTCGGCAAAGCGACGTGAGCGGCTACGGTTTTCAAGCAGCATGTGGTGCTCGGTACCATTCACCATAACTCTTAAAATCACAGGTTGGCCATTAACCGGTTCGAGCTTTGGTATTTCAGATACGGGTACGCTCAGGCTATATGACCAGCACCAGCGGCTACGATCTGTGCTGTAACTGCCATCATAGACCAGAATATTCTGGCCATTGTCCAGACGGCTTACGGATAATTCATTCACGATATACCACCAGCTTTTTGGCGGCAGACCTGGAATACAGTCATCTGCCCCGAAATTTAAAATAAGGTTGTGTGGATCTGGTTCACTGCACAAGCAAGTAAAGTTCAGGTCAGTACTGCCTACGTATTCAGGGAGTTCAGGCTGTGGCCAGGGTTGAACCGGATGCTTTCGGTAATGAATGGCTTTAGCTTTATCCCATGCAATGTGGCTGCTGGTAATAAATTCAAGACCTTTATCCCACTCGAATGTAAAACACTTTTCAAAGACGTGGGCTACTTGATGCGAATAGGTAAAGTTTCGGCGCTTCCGTACCAGCTCCTCCCAATCTGTAATACGGTTAACCCTGAGCTTGTTGCCCTCTTCAAAAACTAATGTTCGAGTTTTAGCTAATCGCTTATTCTCTTGCCAGACGAAATCAGCAGAGCTGACTAGCCCGGTACTTTCTTCATGCTGCAGCTGAACTGAACGATACAGCAAGGCAGCCTTTTCAAAGCCAAGTAATGCCTGATTGCTCAGCCTTAAACTGTGCTCAAAATAAAAGGCGCTGTTATGCGCCCGTAGAACCGGTTTAGCCCAAGGGATTTCAATCACGTTTAAACATGGCAAAGCTCCCTGATAGCCACTTATGAGATAAGCCTCAATGCCACGGATAAAGTTGATATCAAATATGCCAGAAGCAACCGACTTAAATGATACATCCACAAAAGCGACCACTTGTCCTGTATTGTTTACTTGTTGACTGTTGGTACCAACGATAAAGGGTTCAAAAGAAACGCTAACTCTTGCTTTTAAAATACTTGCTACATAATTTTCATCATAGGTTGCACTTAAGCTAAATGGCTTTGTTAATGCACTTGGTGCAGGATTGTCTTGATATGTGGCAACAAGGCTGCTTGGTTTATAGTCATCACTCATAGCTTACCTTGTATTATTTCAATGAGAATACTTTTCCAATCCCAGGCACCCAACCAGATACACCATAAAAGCCTTTAATATCTACCCAAGTCAAATTATCTTCCGAGCCTTGTATAATAAAGTCTTTTGGTGCTCGGCCTTGCCATGGATGAAGATTTGTTGGGTATATTCGCACCTCAACTACATCTTGAGGGGATAGCAAATCAAAAGCCACCCAATGTGGGCCCGACACGCCTGTAGCCGAGGTCCAGATATAATTTGCCCCATCAAAAGCATTGGATACCAGATTGCTCGCAGGACGATCAGGGTAATAACTACTTTGATATGAAGGTGTTGAAGCTGTAGTGATGTCAACACCCCCAGATTGTAAAGCAAATTCTATCTGCTGAAACTCGCTATAACTGTCCAGCCCGTTGTTTGCGGTAATGTACACTCTCATGTACCTGAATGGTAAAAATGGGGATGCTTTAACTTTAATTTGCTCGCTTAGTAAATTCGCACCATCTCGATTAACACGCACCATATAGTAATAAGTCGCACCTTCAATAATGGCTGTATCAATGTAGTACATTGTTGTTAAACCGGTAGCAATAGCATTAGGAAGTGAACTAATATTTATTGGTGTATTCGAACGAAAAATATCAAAGCTATCGAAATCACCAAACTGCGCGAACTCCAAACGAATACCAGCCATAAATTACCCCAAATATGGTTTTAGAATGATTGAGTCAAGTGTCTGTTTAGAACCCATAACTAATTCATAGTTATTTAGAATGATGTCTGTACCCATCTGAAAATCAGCCACCACATCCCCATTCGCGCTAAATAATCTAGCCCAAACAGCAATTCCTGTTTTTAAAACAATTTCTGATGAGGTGGGAAATAGTTCAATACCATCTAAAAGCATTCTTTTGAAACTTGGATTAGGAAGATTTAGAACTACAAGTTTTTTAGATTCATTTGGCTCAATTAAGGTGGAAGTGGGTTTTTCATCTTCATAAAAAACAAAGGTAGCATTTCCGCTACCTTGATCTATAAAGTTTGCTAGTGCTTGAAGTTGAGCAAGGCCAACAACTAAAGAAGGGATTATCATTTAGGCCTCACATTATATTGAATCACTGCGTTGAATTGCTGGTTCTTGTCAAAAGCCACAATAAACATCTTTAAGTCTGTGTTTAGTCCTAAAAACTGATAATTGCCATCGGCATCAGGCTTGCGGATGGCAATCGGTTGTAAGTTGGCTTTGTTGTATACCACTACGGTTGCATTCTGATATTTTTCACCAAGTTTTTTAACTGAGCCCTTAATTTGTGCAACTACAGGGCCGACACTCAGGTTTTGTAAAAGATCAGATGATTGCATAGCTAGGAACTCGCACGGCTTCACTCCAACTCTCCCATATAAAAGTAAAATCCCCCCATAACATCGCCTGCAGCTGGATTGTTATAAAGATTTTCATAGATATACATCGATGACTCAGCAATTATTGGTGTTACTTGTTGATACAAGGGATTTTTTCTTGAGAAGCAAACATGCTTTAGGTTGCCTCGCAGGAAACCGTTATCGTCGCCGAAAGGAAAGCTTGTTGCAGCAACCAATGAATTACTGTGAAGATCATTAATCCCACTTCTATACCCCGTAATATCACAATTTGCATAAGTGTGATCTGTTAGGGGATTTGCTGGGTCATGTTTTAGCACCAAAAACTTACCACTAGCACTACTACCGCACAGCATTGTCATATTGGGGGAGTTATAGATAGTGTTATAGAAGCTGGTTGCTGTTTGCTGCGTGATTACACCCCCCAAAAACCAATTCTGAATTAACGATTTATCGAAAATAGAGTCAAATAGTCCACAGCCCATCATAATTTTACGATTAGGATAATTTACATGAATATTTGTTAAAAAATAAAAAGCATTTTGGTCACCAATTAACGTAAATTGACCACTGCCATTTGTGTTAATTGAATCTGAATCCGCATATTGTTCACCCGGATTTCTTTCCCCACGTTTTCGCCAATACCAGCGATTCCACCCTCTGGTCACTTCGCCATTGATTCCTGAAATTCTCCAATTTTTAGCAAGATCATTTGGATCAAAAGGCAGTTGTAAAACTTCAGGATTCTCATAATCATCAATATGATCCATATGTTCAAGCAGACCCACCATCGCATATTTTGCATACGCTGAGTTATAGCTATTTACCCCATCCGAGATGGTTTCATCAACACGAATAAACGGATGCTGTGCAGTTGGATTTTTCGAACGATAGATCCGCTTAACATCATTTGGATCTCGAAAAACAATCTCATAGCCAAGTGAAGCCAGCTTTGCAGTACCTGTAGTGGTAATTGTCTGCCCCTTCAACTCTGCTTTAAGGATGAGGGTTTTTGAATCAGGTGTGCCCTTGATGCGGTATTTCCCATTCAATTCACCTGGAACGAAGCCAGTCAATTCAATAATCTGGAATAAAAGGCATTTGTGGTCAGCATATAGATTAAGTGTAATGTCACCCTGTGCATCAATTGTAGCTGAAGTAATCGCAGTTAAAGGCAGACCATTGACCAGGCAGGTATCCAGTAACCGGATCAGATCTCCCCAGTTATTATCCAATACCAGACCGTTTAAATGACTAAAAAACTGAACATCGACATCTGTCGTCATATAATTGATTCCATAAAAAAGACCGCTTAACGCGGCCATATTTGATTTAAGTGTTAAACCATGCGGTCAATGTCACCGCGCAGCATGATTTGAAACTGGTCTGACAGTACTGTTGGCTCAGACTGCTTTACGGTACGAATCACCCAAACCGGGAAGGTTGCAGCCACTGTGTTAAAGCGCAGCATATTACCACTCACCCAGCCCTGTCCCCAGCCCTCTTTCTTAATAATGAAGTACGGCACACCGGTCACCGGATTAATTGGGGCATAGTCTGTGTTGATAGTTCCTGTACCAATCTGTCCCGAGTATTCACCCACACAGCGGAACGATTGATCTCCAGTAAAAACCAGCGCCCAGCGTTCCTGAATTGCACCATTATTCGTGACTGCAATCGGATACAGGGCATCATTATAGTTCGCAGAAATTGCACCTTCTGACGGTTCATCCCGCCAGATGCTGTTCCACGTCTGCTGTACAAATTTACCGGTAGAGCGGGCCTGCATATCCCCAATGACCAACGCTGAACCGACAATGGTATTTTCAGCATCATAATTGTGGGTCAGTGGCTTGGTGAAGGTTAGCTGGCCGTTGATCTGTACGTCACGGATCAGCAGCATGTCCTGATAGCGATATTTCATTGTCAATGGTGCGGTCAGTGCATTCAAAGCAAAGTCACCACCTAGCGTAAACTTGCCATAGTCATAGTCCACGCTGTACATATCAAACGGTACTTTTACCCCGTCGGCATCTTCCAGCTCGGCCCATGAAATGCGCTGATCTGGCAACTCATAAGTCTGGCCAGCGATATGATCTGGCAGTTCAAATATTTTGCTGGAACTGACAATAGCAATATCACCAACCCGATAAATCGGTACCCGGCCATCGAGTGGCAGACGGGTAGCAGACAAGCCCAGAATCTCGGCATCCAGCGGGATGTAAGTATAAGCCACCGCGTTATAACGTACAGTCTCCGGCGCAACCCATACCGGTATATTAATGTACCTTTTGCCAGCTTCATCGTACTCGAGCAGAACGTCATACCAGTCCTGCTCTTCAATTCCTGTATGATTACTTTCAGTAATTTCAGTCTTGGTATAAAAAAACAGATCCACAAAACCGGTATCGTAATTAATCTGACCATGTGCACGGCTGGTTTCAATGATGCCATCGTCATCAGCCCGCAATGTCAGCTGCCCAAAGTCCAGTGTGGCTACGACGACTGTTAATGAACCGGGACGCAGCGGACTGACCGGTGTTCTAAAGCTGATACGGTTGACCGGAGGCATGTCTGTGGTGGTGGTTAAAGACTGCAGTACCAGCTGGTTATCCGTATTCGGTGTCCAGCTGTCAATTTCAATCTTGCCGGTACCATATTGAATGCTACCGGAACTGGTGCCACTGTTATTGGCTGGATTTACATTGCGTACCAAGGTACCGGTACGGTCCAGATAAGTGTCTGAACCCAGCATAAAACGCACCGCGCCGGAGAGAATCTGCTCATCAAAACCCTGGGTCAGATCAAAGCGCAGCTTGTCACCGGTAACCTGTTTAACTCCGGCACTGGTATCCGAATTGTCCCGGTAACGGGCCTGGATGTCGAGACTAGTATAAGCGCCCAGCTGCACCACTTCTTCCCTGATGTTGGAAGTGGTTGGTAAATAAAATGACATAACTTACCCCGCTCTATAGATTTCAATTGATGCATAGGATTTGCTGTAAAGCGTGGTGCTTGCCTCAGGAATAATTTCCACCGCACCTGTTGCATAGGTAATGGTGCCCTGTACTTTACCTTTGCTATCCACCAGATTGCCGACTTCGGCATTCACAGGAATATCCGTCAGCATGACAGAGCCCACAGCGTTTCCCAGCTGGCTGGTAAGAGGAACCTTGAGTTCAATACTGTTGGGCTGAATGGCTGCACCGATACCGATCTTGAAATTAAGTTTCCGGTCCACCGGTATAACGCTATCGATCTGCTGGAATGTAGATGCCCCGTAGCTATAATTGATAGTGAAGACCATATTTTTCTGCGGCAGTTTATTCGGTACCAGCCGGCCTTGACCGGTGGCATAGTTAAAGGTACCGGTGGCATCGCCACTAAACTGGCCCAGCGTATTTGTAGTTGCAGTTTTCTGTTCGCCTTCCAGTAACCATTTCACTGTTACGCTTCCTGAGGCTATTCCCGCCTGCTGCAAATCAAACTCGAATGCTGCCGGTTCAACCGCAAGACCTGAGCGTATAAACGTAGCCAGCGGTGTACCCCATAACAGTAAAATCGGTGTATTCACATCCGGTAAAGCACCCGTCGTAATAGACCAGGATCCGGTTTCATAATTGATATTGCCTGAACCAAACGAAGCACTCGAGCCAGACAACCGCCCCGAACCATCATCTTTCAGTTCATAAAACTTGCCCTGTGACATATAAGAAACTGAAAGGCTGCCCGGGGCTGGTGGTGGTACCAGCACACCAGTCCAGTTGGCACTCTGGTTCTGCTGGGTCACTGGCCGGGTTTCAGACTGGAAGTACTGGTTGGGTGCTGAAGCAGGCTTAAAGGTAATACTTAAGTTTGCAGATCCTGCACCTGCAGCTTGTGTCCACTGGATCAAGCCACGCTGGTAATCAATTGTTCCAACCTGGGTACCTGAAGTGTTTTTAAGCAGTCCGCCCTGGTCAGTGATCTGCTGGCCAAACAGGTTAAACGTGACACTCGATGGCATAACAGATGAGCCGATATATAGGTTCTGAGCAGTACCAATGGTGGTCAAGTAAGTTGCAGTAATAGCAGCAGTGTTACCCGGTACCAGTACCATACTTTCCCCAGCCGCGTTTACATCCACAATTGGTGTTTCAGTCTGGGCAGATGGAACCAGCTGGGCAAAGATACTTTCTGCATTTAGGGTAAACTCACCGACTTTGACATCAGACTTGAGATTACTGGATGCATAGTATTTACCGGTATCGGCTACGATGGTATCCCGTAAAATCGTTTCGGACTTTTCGCCGCTATACCATTGTCTTGCAGAGAGTCCGACATAATCCTGATCGAGTGGATCATTGATACTGTAGGTGGCAATTTTATATTCAACTTCCTTCCCATCGATGACCATCTTGGCAATACGGGTTTCAACTTTGGTGATGCGAACATACTGCTCATGCTGCAGTGCCTGGCCTTCTTTCGAGACCAGTACCAGCGTACTGCCCACCGAGCTTTCGACTTCACTCAAAAACATCGCCACCTGTAGGGTTTTCATACCGGCATAATGCGTATCCAGTGGACTCCCTGCTGCCTGTCCCCCCTTGGCCAGATAGTTTTCAATCCGGTTTTGGGCGAACTTGCGCTCATCGATCCATGACTTTGTACTAAACAGCAAAGCCGAGACATTGGGGTCTTTCGGGTTTTCCGAGATGAAGACCGTAGCGCCCATAAGCAGGTCTGTATCATTCGTTGTCACGGCAGGGAACAATTTACGCAGTGACACATCCCCCATGGTGTGGTCCAGCTCACTCACATCATTAAACAGGTTATTGCTCTGGCCATCTTCAATTATCTGGCCAGAGTACTTGCCGCCACCATCTTCTGTATCGCTCAGGCGCTCGGACTTATAGAGCACCAGATTTTTAGTTTCAATTGCCACTGTATAGTTCCCCCACTTCAATAAAACGTAAAGTCACGTTGTAATAGTCATCGTCCGATACAGCTGGATGATCTTTTACAGGCCTCGCTTCTATAGCATTAGCTGCATGGTGAAATTTCACATTGAACTGCCGCCGGTCATGGGGATATTCAAAAGCTAAAATGAAGTTTTCACCTTGCAATGAAGAAAGGCCCTTTAACTGACTGACAATATGACGTTTAAGCCAAGCCATATTCTTGTCTGCAGTCAAAGTAATAGGCCGGCCAGATTTCCATTTCCCCTCCTGAATGATGGGAGTACCATCGATAGCGGGTTTAATGTTCTGTTCAATTCCGTTCCAATCAAATTCATCAGACCATAAAAAACCGTCGGACAAGGCGACGGTTTCTGATGTAGACACTCGTATTAATTTCATTAGCTACTCTTTTTTATCCTTTCCAGTTCAGTCAGGAAATCATTAAAACTGCCCTGATTAGCCTCATCCACAGGAACATTAATTGTGCGGCCATTAATAGAGATCTGGTTGATGACAGTACGTGAAGGCTCAGCAGTTGGAGTGCTGGTTTTAGGATAGCTCACGTCCGGAGCCAGATTGTTTACATTGACTCTGGAACCAGTACTGCCCGACTTGCTTGCATACTCTTCCAGCTTTTCCAGCTGCTCGGCAATGAACATATAATTGCCGGTCTGTTTCTGGTTGTCGTATGCAGAGACACCATAACGCGCAGCATATTCATGAGAGGCTGAACGGTAATAACCACCTGCACCCTGTTGAGCCGTCTCAAATAGCTCTTTAGCCTTTTGCCTGGCATTACCGCTATATCCCATTTCAGTCAGCTGCTGCTCAATCTCATCAACTGAATAACCGTTTTTAGCCATGACTCCAGTTTTAGAGGCTTTAAGCTTGCCCTGCATGGCAGTAAGCGCTTCTGACCAGGCTTCAGTAGAGGATTTGGCCTCCTCTCTTGCCACCCGTCCAGCTTCACGGTAGCCATCCTTAATACCTCGTGCAGAATTTTCAATCTGGATATTCGCCTTGACCCATTCCGAAGCCGTCTGAACCACTGCTTTACCAGTATCATCAATCTGCACCTGTAACCCATGACTTGCTGCTTTTGCCTGAACAGCTGCAATCTGGGCCTTATCTTCTGTTGCCAGTGCGGCATTTAACATCTGAATATAAGCCTGCTTAATAGCTTCAGCAGTTGCCTGCCCGCTTTTACTGATAACTTCAAAACTTTTCTGGGCACTCACTGCAGCGCCATTTAATTGCTCTTTAGTTTGAATACCTAAAGCGGCAAATGCGGCTTGTACAGGATTAAGTACAGCAGGGAGCTGCCGGGCCTTTTCCTCAATTTTACTCAAGCCCAAGGCTATTTGATCACCTGCTACCAATCCCTGTTTGCCAAAAGCAATCAGAGAGCTCTTGGCATAGTCCAGTTCGGCACGAGTCTGGGCGGTATCAATTGCTTTATTTAAATTAGCTGAAAGTGCCAGTCCAGTATCAATACCCTGAGCTTTATAAGCTTCAAGATTACTAACGACCAGCTGTACATCATTACTGGCAGATTGAAATGCAGCTGAGAAACGACCTTGAAGCTGTTGTGTACTTAGACCGGTACGATCTAATGCCGCCTTCATTACAGCTTCAGTTATCTGAGCATTCTTTTCAGCTTCCTTTGACGTTCCTGCAAAAGCAGCTCTGGCATTCGCTTCAAAAACAACCAGGTCCTTACCGTCTAGAGCCTTGCCTAAACTCCCTTGCAATTCTTCGCCCGTAATTTTCCCTTGGTTTTGCAGCAGAATTAAAGCAGTGATTGCGTCATTAATTCCTTTGGTCGAATCAAACTTCATAGCCTGAGAAACTTTCTCCAAGGCTTCTTTAGCAGGTTCGCCCTTTGCAATTAATCCATCAAACTCTGTAATAAGCTTTTTGGATTGTTCGGTCAGCTGATAGGTTTTATCTCTACTCTTCTCGGCAGCTGCAGCATGTTTTTCCTTGGCCGCAGCACTTGCTTCCTGTTTCTTTCGTGATTCCTCCTCAGCTGCTGCCAGATCGCGCTCCTGCTCGGCCAGCGACTTTGTACCTGTTACTCTCGCTACAGTCCAGTCAATAAAATTAGAACCCTGCCGAAGTAACCAATCATCAAGTTTCTGAAAATTATTGATAAGCAGATCACCAGCGATTACGACACCAGTTGCTGCTGCACCATATGCTCCAAACCTGGATAAAACAGAAACCAATCCTGCCTTAAGTCCATTTGTTGCAGCAGTAACCCGACCAAATACTCCGGTAGCTGCTGTATTTGCGGTTGTACTTGCATTGGTTGCAGCAGCCAGTTCGGTTTTAGCTACTGCGGTAAGATGAGTAGCACGTGTATTGGCTGTATTTGCACCGGTATTTGCAGTCAATGCTACGGTTTCTGTAGCGATAGCAACTTGTGCAGCCTTCGCTGCATTGGCTTTTTCCAGAAATACTGCTGCCATTCCAATAGCTTTATAAGCAATGAATGCCTGAGCTGCAGCAGTAAGGGTTGTAATAAGTGCATCAAGGTTTTGAGAAACAAATTTTAAGGCTTGGGCTACCTTGGCACTTGCTCCACTCGCTGCATCTGCTTCACCGATATAAATTGTCCAGGCTGTTTTCAGGTTCTCAATAGAAGCGCCAATCGTAGCTGGGAATTTATTAAACTCGGCAGTGATCACTTCACTCTGGCTTAAAATGGCTTTGGTCACTACGGCGGTGGTCAACTGTCCCTGATTAGCCATCTCACGTAATTGGCCAGTAGTCACACCCAATCCGTCGGCCATTGCCTGTGTCAGTCGGGGTGACTGCTCAACCATGGAGTTAAACTCATCACCTCGTAGTACACCTGAACCTAACGCCTGATTAAGCTGGGTGATTGCAGCTTCATTCGCTTCTGCACTACCACCACCCACCTGAATGGCGCGGTTAATAGTTTCAGTCAGTGCTAAAGCCTGCTCTTGCGGCCACTTCATCTCCTGACCAATTTTAGTCAGCCGTGCAAACAGATCTCCGGTAGCCACAAGATTAGAATTGGTTTTTATGGCTACATTTGCAACATCATCCATTGCCTGTTTTAAGTTGGCATTATCACCAATTGCAATCTGAATACGGCCAGATAGCGTTTTATACTGATCAGATACCTGTGCAATTTCCATTGCACTGGTACCAATACCCACTGCAGCCAAAACGCCGGTTAAAGCATTGAAGCTATTTCTTAGGCCTTCAACCTCACTTGCCGCCCGTTGCCCGAAAGTTTCTGTATCCTTAAGCTCATGGTTTGTCTTTTCCAGAGACTGATCCAGATGATCCACTACCGGTACTGCTTGCTGGGTCGCACTCTTAAACTCATTCATTGAGTTTTCAGTCAGGTCCAGAGCCTGCTCCAAGCGTTCAACTTTTTGTTTAGCCTGATTCAGTTCTTCAAGGGAAATATCATGGCTGGCATTTGATAGGGCCTGCCACGCTAATTTAGCCTCGTTCAGTTCTCTTTCTAAGGCATTAATCGCGTTAGAGCCTAATTCACCAATACGCTGAACTTCACGCGTAGATACTGTTGCACCGCTTCCCATTGACTCGATAGCACGAGTTACAGTCTGCGCTTCACCTATTACGCCTGATAGATCTACTGCACTGAACTGTTGTAACTGGTTAATGGTCGATTGGGTGGCATTGTCCACGCCACGCATGGCATTTACAGCAACGTCCTGATAGTAATTAAATGCACTGGACGTTTCTTTAATAGCATCTTCAATACTTAGAACACGCTGCTTGGCGATTTCAATATCTTTTAAGGTACCATCCGTACTTTGCAAACGAACCAATTCAGCCTGAGCAGCTTTTAGGGCTGAGTTAAGCTCATTGAGACCTTGTTCACCAGTGCTCGACATTGAGCGTAACTCACCTGCACTGATAACCGATTTGTCACCAAGACCTTCAAGCTCCTTGGCCGCTGTAAAGAATTTAGTACCCAGCAGTTCTGCAAGTTGAAGCGCATCACCTGGAATGGCTTCACTGATTTCAAAGCCTGCCTTATTTGCCTTGGCTGCTGTATCTTTGAGTTCATTCGCCAGACCATTAATCTTGCTAGCAGCCTGATCAGCTTTCTTCTGCAAATCATCCGGAACTATTTTTCCAACTTCCTGAGCAGCTTGTTCAGATGCAGCCTTCAGTTTTTCAGATTCCTGTTTTATTGCGGCATAAATGGCCTTAGTGACACTTTCAGATTCCTTGATATTCGATACATAATTTTTAGTATCAGCTTCCATCACAAGCTTAAAAGTTAATTCTTTACCAGCCATATTCTTACTCGCAATAAAAAACCCACCGAATGGTGGGTTAAGTGAAGAAATTAAAAAACTTTTTGAGGTATTTGTTCTTTATGTACAAACTTACTTCAGTGAAAGAACATGCGTGTTCACTTATATCTCTTTCCTCTATGCACTCATGCTCATATCCATCAGATACTGTTTTGCCTGTGTATGAGTGATTGAGATCAAACTGCATCTACAGCCTTCTTGCGGCCTGCTCCAATGCTCAACAGCATGTTCCTGAAATTCTTTATCAAAGATATTAAAAATCTTATTACTAAAACTTTGACAGGATGCCGGAGTATGGTCATCAATGATGGGTGCCCATAATAAGTATCCGGAATTTTTATCTTGGGTATGCTCGCAGATATCCTTAATCCCTAAATAGTTAAAAACAAACATCTGCCTGTTTGCAAATCAAGCGCGATAATCACGACTATGTTCTAAAAGCACCCAATTTACATGAGGACGAATATGATCAGGGACTAAAGCAATAAATCTCTCAGTAAACTTTTTGAATAAGAGTTTATTATCTCTGAGCCTTTCATTATCCAGATGACTCAGGAGATCCAGTATCTCATGCTTAAAAAACTTTGAGTCGGCACCACATGCCACACCCATATTCACTAACTCTCTCTGCTCGTCACTGCTGAATGAGTTAAACCATTCTTTATAAGCTGCCCTACTTGCTGCTGTTAATACTCTTTTCATGATTAAGCTCAAGTGCACTTTATAATGCCAACCATTCTAATCAGGTATGGTAAATTTAATTATTTGAAATTGTTAATTATTTCAAATTTTTTACTCTTTTAGCTTATCAATAAACATTTTTAGCTCTTTTGCGGACGCATGCTGAGCAGATCTCACCACACTGGTCAATGCCGTAAGCTTGTTCCGGTAATCCTTTTGGGCTGATTTTAAATACTCACTGTAAGCACCATAAGTCATATTCATGATTTCGGTATGAGTATGGCCAGCACTGATCAGCAGCTGGAATGAGTCAAACCAGGTTGAATCATTATCTTTTGTTGCCTGCTTTTTATTACGGTGTTTAGGCTGATCTTCTTTAAAATAAGCACCGTTGACTTGTAATACTGCTGATAAAACTTCTTTAAATTGCTGTTCCGATGTTGTGGCTAGATCAATCAAACTAGCTACTGGAAGCCTGGTGGCCAAACTGCACATACCCAGCACTTCAATTGAATGAGCCTTAAAAAGTTCAGACAAAATTTCATCTGAATAATTTTTTCCCTTTAGAAAGCTTTTTAACTTTTCGGCATGCACCGCCCATTGATCAAAGTCTTTCATCTGGATCTGGTTAACTTCAACACCATTCACTGTAATAGAGCGATTAGCTGCTAGAAAAAAATCATTCATGATTGAATCTCAAAATAAAGTACAGGAATTAAAAAAGCACCCGAAGGTGCTTTTATTCATTTAATACTAGATTTATCTCTCAGGTTTAAGGCTTAACCTCAGTAACATTGATTGGCTGATCCTTAATTAGTTCTAGAATACCTTCACCATTTTTAAAGTGGATTGATGCCCCTTGGCTATTTGCTAAGCAAAGCCCACTTGCTGATACGGCTCGTTTAAGTCGATAAGTTTTACCTGACTGATCACTTAGTTCTGCCGTTTCAAAGTTATCTGTAGTTCTAAGCATATATGTTTGATTATTTGGTCCAATAAACTTCAGTAATTGCTGTTCTTCAGTAACATTGATGATCTGTTTGGGCTTTAAATTTTCTGAGGATTCGTCTGTAGTAGGATTTTTAGAAGCCTTAGCCATATTAGAATTACACCCCATTAGAAATATACCTGCTGCTAGCGCCAAGAAGAGATATTTCATACATATGTTCTCCATTTTTAATTTTTGAATTCAATATAGATGCCTAATGGTGCCCATCTTAAAAGTAAAACATCAAAACATCTGTTAATTTTTGATAATTATTCTCATTATCAGGAAACTATAGAACAGATAAAATCAATATTTTACTCTATCCTTTTGAATATATTATTAAAATTCGATCTTTATATCCTGAAGTAACTTTGACTCCGTATATTCAAGGGATTGCGTCTGTTCTCTTTGGCATGCAACTATTGTCAAAGCTAAGTTTAATATGAGAAGTATTTTTATTTTGATGTTGAATTAGTAGTAGGTTTGACTGAGTCATTGAATGCTTTACTAAACAAAAGAAAAAACACCCGAAGGTGCTTATTCATATTTTGTGAGTATTTGCTTCAGCTTAAGTTCTACCTGAATACCTGCCAGATTGGGCAAGGTGATCAGGGTGTCTGTATCATTGGCTGAGTGATAAACAAAGTAGAGAGTTGAGCCCCTATCATATTTAACGGTCAGATCATTTTTGCTTAAGTTAAATATTTGTTCATTAATATAAGGCTGCTCTCCCTTTAACACTTCATTATAAAAGTGCGCCTGTTTGCCGACTACGAACGTAAACTTGGTTAGAGCCATGACGTGTAGATAAAAATCTTGCACTTGCTGATGTAGCTCTGGTGTCATTTGATGATCCAATGGATTTGAATAGTCAGTTTTCTTAATTAAAAACCCTTCTATTCAGTCAAGCAGGATACTTTTTATACACAGCAAAGGAAAGCTATTAATTTTTTATCCATGTCAAATTTTACTAAATTTCGATTCAATTCAATTTTTAATAGCCGCAATGATTTCTGGTAATTTCCAGATCAGTACAGGTACAGGTACAGAAACTAATATAAGGAAAGCCAGTATTGTTTGCCTTGAACCATATTTTTCAATAGACACTTTCATGAGCTCCACTATTGGTTTAAAATGATCCATACAAAATATATTTCCCCTTTACTTTGCCGGTTGAGTGGAATCCGAAGCCCTGATGTTTGCCGCATCGGGGCTTTCCTTTTAGTACTAGAACACAGGTACAAAAAAAGACGCTAATGCGCCCCTGTCCCTGTATTTTGGATTTAGTTACTCAGCTTTAGTATCAAGCTGCTACATTAAAACGATCAATGTGGCCAAACATGCTAAGTTCAGCATCATTTACCTTGGTAATGTCAGCCAGACATTCACCTTCAATATCGTAACTAGAGAAATCTTCATTGATCAGATCAAATTCTGTCTCCGGTGAGAACTCCACACGCCATAAGGTTACGGCAACCTTATCCCCTTTATAGGTATCAACACCTTTAAAGAAGAAGCGGTATTCATTGCCGATATCGTTTGCAATCGCAGTACGCGTTAATTTTCCGGCTTTACCTGACCACTTAACGTCGCCAGTCGGTGCAATATTAAAAATCACTGTACCGAATGCCGAATCGAGTACATAGGTATTGGCATCAATATCTGTATCAGCGCCGTCTTTAAACTTAACTTCTGACAGATTACGCTCACCCAGATCAATCATAGTCCCAGCTTCAACAGTACCTAGTGAGCGATCAGCGATAGTGCTTGCAGATACTTCAGTAACTTTACCACTCATCACCATGGCAAGATTTTGCTTGGTTACCTCTTCCAGGGTACCGCTTACAGATACTCCTGTCTGTTTGCGTAGTACTGCATCTTTCGTACGAAAACCTGTTTTTGACTCATAGTGATCGGTTGAATCTGAAGTAATTTGAAGCTGCAGGGCTGGCATACTTCCTACCGGAAACATACCTGATACTGCACCATTAATAATTTTAGCCAGGAACAGTTCACCCTGTAACGAAATAACGTCTGGTTTATTTCCCATCTGCTTTTACCTCTTTTGTAGTTTTTGCTGCAGCTGGTTTCGGCTCTTCGGAGGGCTTTTCTACCTCCTTGATCGTACCTGCATCTAATTGCTGTCGGATTTCAGCATCGGTGAGTCCACCCACGAAATCCCCTTTTTTGAAACGCCCTAAAGGTTGCTGGGCTACATATTGCTTTGCTGCCATGACTGGCTCCTAGATAAACATTTTGGATTCAAACACCAAAGTGATATAGACGCATGTTGGAGAGTAGTCCTCTTCAACTGCAATCAGGTTTAAAGGTCGTGCACTTGAAGCAGGCTGCCAACCTGATAATAATTCCAGGACTTGTTGAGTCAGTGCACCAGCACGATCCAGAACTGCAGAGCCATCATTAAGCTGTGCCGAAGCATGACGCTCAACCACCGTAACTTCCCATTGCTGGGCCAGCATGTTCATTGATGACTTTGCAACATCATCCAGCTTTCGGATACGGCGGTAATAGACCTGAGCATTTGGTGTAACCTGTGATAGCTCTGTAACATTTGCAGAGTTGGCCGGGGTATAAATCTTTTTAAGACCTGAAATCCCGTTGAGTTTCTCTGCAATTTCATCACGCACCGCAAAGAAGTTTTTATCGCTCATCAGTTAAATGCTCCGCGATATCATTTAATACATCCTGCTCATCCTGTTCGGTCAAACCCAAAAATGGACGGGCTGGCATATTGATGATGTAAGCCTTACCCATAGATTCCTGCATGAAGTTAGAACGGGATTTACGGACAAATCTGTTACCTACCGTGCCATCACGTCCCTGACGAAAATAGGTACGATGCATTCTGGCTTCATGACGTATTTCACCACCGAAGTGATGAATTGCACCATAAACCACGTCAGTACCAATCTCTACTCCACTCTGCAGCACATTATGAGTAATGGAATCCATCAGCCGTGAGGTCTGACGCAAAGTGGTACCGCCTTCACGTTTAACTCGGCCAGACAAACGCCATTTCCCTTCAAGTCCTTCGCCCTGCGTCCATCTATTACGGATATTGCTTACTATTGTTTGGCCAATCGTATCGAACAGTCTCTGTTGCGTTTCTTCAAGACCTGAAAGACGATGGAGTGCTTGCATGACTGCTGACTCACCATCAGCATCGATCTTTATTACAACACCAGCCATACCTCCTCCCTATTTAAATGAAGGCATCTTGTCTAGCGTTTCATCACCAAACACGCCTCCTACATAACTGGTTCCGATGGGCATTGTGGTAGGCCAGCCCTTGGGCTGATCATCTACAATTTCATTGGTTGCGGTCTGGATCTGTAGATGTGCTTTTTCATCTTGTACCCGTTCAAGAAATTTAATTGCATCCTTATAACGGTTACGTACTTCTTCAGTGGGCTGCTGGTAATAAAGCCGGTAACGGGCAATATCACAGGCCATACGGTTCAGATTACTGGGCACATTGGGAAGAGGTAGAGGATAACGGCCACCGATATAACCGTTGATCTCTTCTGCCGCATCCTGAAGTGCTTCATTGATAGAAGCTGCTGCATCTGCATGCATCAGCTTTAGTTCTTCAATGTCATCAGCAAACCGCTTCACCATGTCTGCTTCTGTTGCGTACATAGATCACCTTACTTGGCTGCATCAGCACCCTGTTCAGCTGGCTTGTCACTGGTCTTAGACTTAGACGCTGACTTAGCCTTTTCAAGCTCAGCCACCTTTGCTTTAAGCTCAGCAACTTCCTGCTCAGCTTTAGCTTTGTCATCTGCTAAGGTTTTATTAGCCATTGTCAGCTCTGCATTAGCCTTTTCAAGCTCAGCCAAACGTGCAGCGGTACCATCTGCTTTAGGCTCTTCCGGCTCCTGATATTCTTCAATAGCCCGAGATGCTAAAAGGGCCTGAAGTTGTTTAGCTTCAAGCCCTTCTATTTCCTGACCTGGACGGAAATGTCCGATCGACTGTCTTGCAATATACTTTGGCATTGAGTTCTCCTTATACAAAGCCACGACCACCCACTAAACCGTTCTTGTTGTTTGGAACAGCCAGTGGAGAGGATTCAGCGAGTAATTGAATGCTTGAAGGATTCTTTTCTTGCCATTGGCTTAAATAGAACTCTAGAGCCTGACCGAATGCTTCAACGTTTTGCAATGCACAATGTGCGATCCATCCATTAGCATCAGAAATCAGACCAAAGAAGTCTTCAGGGATAAAGCGTTCGGTACTACCCCCCATACCATGCTTAGCGTCATAGGTCCAGATTTCGATATTGTCCACTGTGCCTCGGAATTGTGGCTTATCAGATTGATCAAAGGTTGGAGTGAGCGGCACACTGATCCCTTTATACGGCGTAATGAATTTCTCATTAAACTCAGGATCTTTAATTAATGTGTTGTACACCTTAGAAGTGGTTAATGCCATGATTGGTGATGTACCTGAATGTTCAACAGCCAAGTCAATCATCGCCTGAATATCCTTAACCGGTGTGGCTCCTGCTTGTCCCCATTTAATTAGAGGTGTGAAGTTACAGGCCGGGTTCCGCTCATAATCCACTTCGTACATCGGGAAATCTGCTGAGGCAAAAGTAGTCTTACCATATAGCAGTACATCACGGGCAATCAGCAGCTTCCGGTTTTCAATAGATTGACGCAGGTACAGAGCCTTTTGTGCCTGGTCGATTAAGAGCAAGTCTGCATCAGACAATCGATTTGAACCTGTAGCAATCACACCATAACGGCGTAGTTGTGAAATCAGCGCCGTATTTTGTACTTCGCTTGGCATCACCGTCATCATCGGCTTTAAGTAAGCAGGCTTCACGAATTTCACGTTGCCAGATTCACCTACTTTGATTTGGCGACCAGCTGCAGTCGGAGTAACAAACGGCGCAAGTGGAGTTGCTGTATTCAACTCCCCAACTGGAACTTCCTTTTTGGTGTATGAAACACGTTGAGGGAAAAAGCGATCCATCAACCAGGTATCCACCTTTTGAGTAGTATCAGTCAGCAGCACCAGCTGTGGTACATCCAGCAACTCAATGGGTGCATTTTGAAATGTAAAAGTTTGACTCATGTCTTAGTTCCCCACCACTTTACGAAGTTCAATTTTATTTTTTAATCCCTGTGCTCGCACAGCATCCATCTGCCCTGTTGCAAGCGCCTCACCTTTGACTGTAACAACAGCCACATCAAAGGCACCTTGTACATAGATCGGCATTTCGAGATTATGATTGGCATGGTAAGTCGACTGCTCTGCACTCATGTCTGCCAGTGCAATCGCATTCCACTCACCTACTACGTTTTCAGTTACCGTCGGGTGATCTGCTACATTGTTGGCATCGACGTATAATAAATCCCCACGTAAATAGATGGCTCCTGTTTTAGGTTTGGCATTCTCGGTACGAATACCATCACCGACCACCAACTGTTTATTTTCAATAGTTCCAGTTATTACTTGGCTCATGATTTAGTCCCCTGTTGTTGTGCTGCGGCAAACTGGTTAAATGCCTGGTCCAGTGCTGAACCTTGTGGAGCCTGTCCACCTTGCCCAGGATTAGCTTGATGGCTAAACAAGTGAGCAAATGCTGGATTTACACCTGGTGTTTGTTGTTGCTGTTGTCCAGCTGGTGGTTGTTGATTGCCTGCCGAGAATTGGCGAAGCTGTTTAGCCGTGAAGGTGAAAACCGAATCATCCATATTGGTATAAGCCGTTTTGTCTTCAGCACTGAACTGTGTTTTCAGCTCAGTTTCTAAAGCTGCAATTTCATCAGAACGCTTTTGTGCTTTGAATTGCTTGAGTTCAGCTAGTGCATTATCGCGCTCAGTTTCAGCCTGCTTTTGAGCAGCCTGTGCTTTTTCTAATTCGGTCACGTCTGTGTCCTCTTCTGGGGGTTGATTGGAGTTAGGTCTGCCTGAGAAGGCTTTGATTGATGTATTCCGATCAGCACCGGTAGAGCAGATCGTGAATTCACGAATACGGTTGTTACGAAAAACGGCGATAGGTCCGGTAAATGATTGACCATTAACCACAACAGTCTGGCCTGTATTTACCTCTTCAACTGAGCCTGGATCAATGAACATAGACATTTGAAACGGAAACTCGTCATCAGAGTCCTGGACAATTTCCTTGGCCCGTTCATTAGTCAGGAAGTGTCCTTCTACATCGATCTTTCCATTGGTATCGACTTTTTTAACTACACCGATACGATTAGAGCCGAAGTGCTCTTCCAGTAATGCAGTAGGTGAATCAATTTCGATACCCTCAAGATCAAAGACCACCCCGGTACGGCCCCAATACCAGTGACCATCTACACGTCCACCGCTATACGCCGTACCTTTAAATGTACGCTTATCTCCCTCTTTGGCCTGAGGTACCTCAATGGCTGATGTATTAAATAGATATTTCAGCCGTTCTTCATTTGGATCTGGCATTTTTCATGCTCCATAAAAAAACCACCCCGAATGGAGTGGTCCAAATTAATTTCTGAAATCTAGTTAGTTAAGGCTTTTAGTGTATAAACCATCTGACCATTTACTATTTGACTTGAAACTACCTGAAAAGATATACCTAAGGGAAACAGTACGCCTTGCCCTGCATTTAGCTTTTCCAGATCAATACCTAACCCTTTAGCATTCTCTATCTGAATCACAATATTTGAGCCAGAACCTGCAAGCAGTAACGGCGCATCCAGTGTAATGACCTTACCTATCTCCAATGATGCAGCATAGGCTAGTGAAGCTGATCCGGCCACTGTAGTTGCACTATTTGATGCTACTGCCTGTAGCCTGCCTAAATCCTCCTTCAGCCAGCGCTTAAGTACATCATCAGCCAATGAGCCTGTAGCAGAGTTTAAGTAACTGGTCAGTGCAACATCATTTCCCTGCACATAGTCCAGAAAAGTACGAATCGCACTTGGCCGGATATCTGGATCAAGTGGAATTACCGTATTGGTCACCGTATCGAATAGATCCCGAGTTTTATCATCCATCGGAGCAAATAAACTGGCCAGTTTTTTACTTGCTGTCCACTCAGCCTTGATGATCTCTTTCTGCTCCAGCAAAAACGCTTTATCCAGGTCAGAATCCAGAATCTTCTGGTCCACCAGACCAGATAGATCGCCATAGGTCATTGGACTGGTACTCCACCCCATTTCCTCAGCCACTTCTGGTAGCTGATCATCTGGGGTAATACCGTATTTTTCCGCCTGCTTTTCAGTTAAGGCAATCACTGTACAGCGACACATGAAGCCCCACGGCGGGTAATACATGAGCCAGAACGGATCATCGATATGACGGATAATCCGGTTCAATGCCAGGTGACTTGGACGGACCCGGCTATCATCGATAGCTGAATACATCAGGTATGGTCGTTTGTCTCTATTGCGTTGCTGCTGTTGCCAGCGTCCATGACTATACGCCGTCTGAATATTAGTCCTAAAAACATTCTTGAGATAAGGCTCACTTAGCTTGATCTCATTTTCAGCGACCAGTTTCTTAAAGTCCTCAAATGTCGAGCCATCTGCAATAGCCTTGTTTACGGCAGCTATCACAGTCTGGATCTGTTCTATGCTCGATAAAAAACTGACCGTGGTGGCCAGTTGTCGTGTCTTGAGATCCAGAGAGTAAAACTCATCAGGCAATACAATTTTACGAGACCGGGCAAACTGTAAGGCCTCTAAGAATGTGACTGGTTGCAATTTTTGGCTCCAATAAAAAAGCAGCTTAGAAGCTGCTTTTAACTCTATCCAGACTCATCATCTCTAAACTACTTAATCCAAGACATCACAAATACTTTAGACTGCGTTTCGGTTTCAAAAGACTCTTGTACCACCTCAAAACCTTCGGACTTATAAAAAGCAATACTGTTCTTATTATCCTGATATACATTTAATACCAGTTGAGGCCTCAAGTTTTTAGCATGGGATATAAGTAATTTTCCAATACCTTTACCTTGCTGGTCTGGCGCAACAAAAATAGCTGCAATTTCGTTTTCTACCAGCGCGATAAAACCATATATTTGCTGTTCATCTTCTGCAAGATAAACCTCAGACCTCGGTAAATAGTTATTCTGCATTTCAGCCTTGTTTTCTTCCCAGTAAGACTCAGGAATGAAATGATGTGCACGAATAGAGGCCTCGAACCATATGTCTACCAATTTTTCAAAATCGTCAGAACTTGCCGGTCTGATATTTATCCAAGAATTTAAAGTCATAATCTTACACTCTTAAATTATTGCTATTACTTATTACGTATTGTAAGAACCTTATGAAAAAACCCCTTATTTGGGGTATTTCACTAGTTACATTTTACAGATGAATGCAGCTTCTTTCATAACCATTATGAGAAACCTCTAATTCTATAAATATGTAACGGATTTTAATTAATCATCTTTCTTTTTCTGCTGTGACATACCCTAGTACATCACCTGCATATAAAGCTCGTTCCAGATTCGCCGTGAACTGCGACTGATTGGCCTCAGGCATAAGCTGCATCAGATGAAAGGCTAGCTCTTCTGGTGTTTCACACTTCTGCAGAAGCTCGTTTACCTGGGCATTGCTTAAGAGTTCGATATTGCGCTGTGCATCAGTCAACTCTTCTACTTCCTGCTGTTCAGGTGATAGCTTTCTGGCATTTGCTGAAAAACTAAAGGCTTTATGGGGTAAAGCCTTAAACTGCAGATCGGATTGGTTCAAGTCAGTTACAGACTTTAAATCACCCTCTTGCAAGCCATACTCACGAATAAAGTAGTCATCCGATAAGTTTGCACCTGCATTTTTCAGGTGAACATCCCGTTCGGCCTGCTCTTTGTTAAGAGGTTTAGCTTCCTCACCCAAGCTCACCTTATGTTCATCCCATCCATTGAGCATGCATAAGGCATCAACTACTGCCTGGATCGTTGGAGTCACTAGCCGCATATCAGATTTCAGTTTATCCTGTCGCACATTTTCATGTACCTGACCAAGAGCGCGACTGCCAGTTCCATCTGTACCACTGGTGAGTGTCTGTCCCAATACAACCTTTTGAATTTGCCGAATTAGAACGCTATTAAACATATCGAATGATGAGCCGGCTGTTCCATTTGCTCCGGCAGTCAGAACACTTACATCATCGTCCTTATCAATTGCGAGAACACTTTGAGCATGAGCATTGAGCAAAGCTTTAGCCATATCTTCTGTGCCAGTTGTATCCACCTTGCCGAGAAGTATGGGTGTACCAAAACGCTCCAAGAACTTGGCCCAGAATTTAAAGCCATTCTGTTTAAAGAAATAAAGCCAATATAGTGTGGCTAACAGTGCTTTTCCATAGGGTTGCTCATAAGTGGCTTTACGGCGTGTCAGAAAGAACTTTATCTTTTGATCAATTTCTTCTTCTCGACCGTAACCGTCTTGCCGGTAGATTAATCGTCCATCATTTTTTGGTTCAAACCATTGCATGGGCTTTTCACCAATCCATTGCAGTCCCACATACCCTTCAGGCTTAAGCTCATATACGGCTTCCTGTACGGAGTAACCAAATAACAAGGCGTTTAGTGCAGCAGATGCAATTTCAAAATACCATTCTTTTAGTTCGATATTCAGTAGCGCTGCAACAGGAGTATCACTTGGTTCAATCCGAAATGGTGTAGCAAGCAATGCATCAATACGCGTCTCTATTGCTTGGGCAATTTCGTCATCATCCAGCATAATTTTCAGTCTATGCCGGGCTATACCCGCTTTACGTAAAACCTCATCCGTATCTGGCTGTCGGCCAAAGTTAGAGAGAAATTGCGTAACTGCTTCTTGTGTATATAAGTTGCCATAAGACAAAGCCTTTTTAGCTGCTTTGCCTTTTTTAGACTTTGCCATAGGTTTTCCTTACGAGAATGTTCGACTTCCTGCTGTAGCAGGTTTAGCTTTACGCCTACCCTTAGATATTTTTTCCAGGGCATAACGGATTGAATCGATGTAGTGGTTATAGGCATCAATGATGATTGGTAACACCTCATCCGTTAACCGGTCTTTTTTATAAGAGTAGTTTCTAAACTCATTTAGGGTTTCCTTACACCGAGGGTGAATATAGACCCGCTTGAATGACTGAATAAAGGCAATACCATCCTCGACTGAACCCTTTCCTTTTTCACATGCCTTGATACGGCTTAATCCGTTTCGTTTTAGATGGCTAATAGACTCAGGTCGTGCGTTATCGGCATAGATTGCATAATCTTCAAGATCAGGGATGAGTTTTGACAAGAACTCTACCGTATCATCCAGTTCTAGCCCCACAGCGCCTGCCTCATACTCAATCCAGAGGCAATCGTCATGAATCCATGAACGTGTCGCAGCCAGCGGATCATGAGCAAAGCCAAAATCCAGACCCTGATATGGTCCATCCCAGCTATAGGGATCAGGCTCAAATTCCTGAATTTCAAACTTGTTTCGAAAGATCTGTGCTTCAGATAATTCCAGATACTCTCCCTCCCAGATCCAGCGATAGGTCGAATCATCCAGAGTGGCCTGATCACGGCGGCGCTCGATTTCAAGGACCTCAGGAAACCATGGGTTATCGATATAGTTCATCTCTACACCGAGACCGATCAGTTCACCGGTCAGGTCATCATAAATTTCTTCATGTCTGAAACGTGTACTGGTTGCACTATCACGTCGTTCAGGGTTCCATGTAATCCACACCTCAGAGTTATCTTCACGTACTGTAGGTAGTAACTTGCGCCATGCCATCTCAGAAACGGTTTCAGCCTCATCTACCCAGCACAGCAGAATACGCGCTTTAGACTTGATGCTGTCCAGGTTGTGGCGTAGACCAGCGAATCCATAGCTCACTCTTTTATTTTTAGTACGAATAAAGTTTTCACCCATCTCGTAATAGTTTTTTAAAAAAGGAACTGAGCGAATCGCCTGTTTTATTTCTTCCATAGATGAATCAGCTAATGAGTTCATAAACTCACGCGCACCTAAGATCAACCCGCTCACACCAGCCTCGGCATATATATAACCCTTGATCGCCGTCATCAGTGCAAAGCTTCTAGTCTTACCTGAACCACGGCCACCCCATGAAGACCTGTAACGGATATTGCTGGTGCTAAATAGCGGGATAAGTTTAGGCGGTAATTCAATCTGTACCTTTGACATTAGGAGCCACCAGTTCGATTACAGTAGGTTTCGCCGCATTAAGAGATTCGCCGTTTGTGGTTATATCTGTCTTTGTGATACGACCATCTGTTTCTTGAAATGCTTGCTTTAACAGGTTCTGCTTTACGCGCTTATTCCGTCCAGAATCCTCATACATCTTTTGAAGTTCCCTTAAACGAAATGCTTTATTAGCAATCGCTATATCTTCGATATTTTCTCGAAAATCCTTGCGGGTACGCTCAAAGAGATCCTTTAATTTCTTGCTCAGATTACGTCCGGCAACTTTAGTTGGATCATAAAGTGCTACCTGTTGACGTGTAATTTCAATATTAAAATCTTGCTTTACAGTGTCTACTACTTGTTGAGGGGTTTCAAAGCAAGCAAGAGACTGAACTATAAAGATTTTTACAGGCTCTTTAAGTGCTGCCATAAACTCACCTTCGTATAGCTACGTATAGCAAGACAGACAAAAAAAGAGCCCTTAGGCTCAATTGATCACACACGTCCCACAACACGCAGCAATATTAGTTTCAGACACAAACGGCGCGTTCTTCGCGATTTCCAGTAAACGCTTAACTGACTCATCAGCCCCCCAGCGTTTAGTCTCACCAAAGAACACCTCGACATCATGGCCAGTCAAGTAATGCTTTGGTAAGCCGGTCATATCGCTATAAATGATTTCGCCGTCCTCATCACGTTCAACACCGATGTGATAAAGTTCATGCTCAATCAAACGGCAGAACTCCCGATCATTAGAGTTTTCACAAAAGCTTGCATCTACTGTAATGAGATAAACAGGTACATAGCCAAACCAGTCCCGCATCTGCTGTTCCTGCCTAGCCTTCTTCCAACCACCTTGGTTGAACATCACTTTTTCACATTGGCCCAGTACCATAGGTTTTTTCGCTACTGCCGCAGATGAAGCCCAAGCAAATGCCAGGAAAGTTTCATCATCATGAAGCAGCTCAGCGATATGATCATGGTCCGGATTGTGCAGCTGGCCACCCAAGGTTAAAAAGTTTTTAAGCACCCATTCTTTTAATTCAACGGCGGGTGCCAGCCGGATTGCTTCCTCTTCCTCTGCCTGATCAATCAGATCCGGCGGCGGGAATGGTCTGAACTGTTCCATTGAATGAATGCCTCTTTAAGTGTTTAAGCCATTGACCAGCATGACTGGATTCTATTTGCAATGGTCCAGCTTCGTTGATCTTGTAACGGCTAGCTGATTCCAAACGTACAACGTTATAACCCATCTCTGCAGCATGATCATAACGATCCATGCTCCAAGCCTTATTGCTCAGTTTTCCCTTACGTCCACCAGACCATGGTCCGCCTGCTATTTCAATCAAGATCCTGTGTTCGATCAAATGAAAGTCGAAACGCCAGTGCTTGGTAGATTTAAAGTGAAAGCATTTTTCAAATTTGATTTCTAAAATATCCAGAATCCGCTCTAGTTCTTCTTGGGCTTCGAGATATTTTTGAGTTGCCTTAGGTAATGGTTTTGCTCTTGGTACCTTTTTTAATGGCTTCTTTTTGGTTAGAGCTTTGTATTGATCTATATCCATAACTTACACCCATTAAAAAACCGCACCAACTTTAGTTAATGCGGTTTTTAATGCTTATTAAGTTTAAATAGCATTATTCATTTTCTTTCCAGAAAGTGACATATAGCTTGAACTCTGATTTTATTAATAATGCACTAATGAAAAATGCAGCCCCAATAATCAGAAACATTACATCTATATTCAACAACCCCACCAATTCAAGGATAATTCCAAGAATGCACAGCGCATAAAAAACAACTACACCTAATTTTTCTTTCATTTGCTTCACCAGGAGAAAATTTGCTTTATACAAATTTGCACTGGCATATTTACATTAAAAATTCTTTAAATGGAATAGACTGAGAAGTCTATCCGATAAATATAGTTTTCAGTTATCTAATTCACATTTCTCATGCTTTCTGCGTTCTTTTACTCTGAACACATTAGTTTCAAAACCCCGCGCATGGGAGCAAAATATCTGGCTATGTATATGAGTATTTCTTTTTTCCTAATAATAAAAAAACCACCCGAAGGTGGCCTCAATGTATTATTCAATTATTGAGGAGTAATAATAGCGACAAATAGATTATTTTCCTCTTCCCAGTCAAAATCATAACCTTTAGCTCTGTAATACTCTTCAAGCTTTTCAATGGCACCGGGTTCAATATTAGAATATCTTTCTTCGTGTCTAACTATTGATCTACCATTTTCTTCCAATTTTCGATTGATTGAGGAGATTAATTTTCTAAATGTAACTTTATACCTAAAAACCATCAGTAGTTCTCATATTTTCACCTAAATGTTATCTATATCAACATATAGATTGAAAAAATATAGTTTAAATGTCTAAAATTATTAAGTAATTTCAATTGAAATAAAAAAACCTGCTTCCGGTCAAAAAAGCAGGCTTAGGAAGGAATGATTTTATTGTTTTGTGTATAAGAGTGATTGCTGTAACTTTATCTGGTTTCACTCAAGAATACCGTTACGGCTTAGATTGCTATTGTTGAGTAGAAGTATAGTTAAGTAACCAATTAATATAAAATGAATTTTTTTTAACCAAGCCATTAATTATAAGTTTAGGTTTAACCTGTTTTATGTAATCCAATGATCACTCAGACCGAACCAATAAATGGTTAGAAAGATACATGCAATCAATAGAAACCCACTTATAAGAGAGAATATAGAAAGCTTATTACGCATTTGATGAGAAGAGCCGTCAGACAAAATAATCTCTTCATTTACTAGAGGTAAGCCTTTCTCAGACTCGGCACTGCTCTCTTTTGAGTCAGCGCTTTCTTCAATTAAATATTCATAAAATCGTACTGCCTCTATTTTATCCATTTCATGTATAAAATCATGAACCTCCATATCAAGCTGTATATGAACCTGATGTAGAGGAATGGACTTCTGTTGAGCCAGTTTTTTTGCAAGATCAGATTTTGCAAGAACCAACTCATTAACTTCATTGCGTGATACGGGTAAATAGACTTTTACACCGAATAACTCACCAAAAAAGCTTTGCTGCATGAATGAGTCCTGTTAATTAAGGAAAACATATTTTATCAATTTTTTTTAAAATTAAACATAAATAAAACATAAAATTTGTTGTTTTAATAAAAATTTAAATATTTATTTAAAATAGAAATTGATTTTTTACTTACCTTGATTCGTTCTAGATGCACTCCTATCCACATGAAGCATCAATGATCTTTCGAGTATTTGAATCTATGATGATTGTAATCCGGTTTGGACGATAATCCTCTGTAACAGCACCACCTAGTTTTGCATAGCGAAGTATCTCTGAATTGGTTATCTTTTTGATTTCCTGATCACTTAAATCAGTTCGTCCTACAAGCTCTTTGGCGCGAAGAGGCAAACATTCATGGAGTGTATCTTGCGGCTGTTCTAGAGCATCTTTCTTTTGTTCAGATACATGCTCAACATCTGACTGATAATTTGAACATGCACAGAGAGCTATCAGTAGAAATCCTGAAGCAATAAAAATTTTCATATTTTCGAACTTCATGACTAGTATTTATTCAATAGTAAATGATCAATCTGCTTTTACGTGTTGTTTTCTCTTATTAACTTTTTTATAGAAATCGTCAGCTTTAAGTCTCACTGAAGAGCTTTTTCTTTTAAAGTAATTCACAAGATCCCGATATCCTTCTTCTTTTTCATTTGCTAAAGGAAAAGTCTTTTCTTTTTGTGCAAATATAGTTTCAATCAGGTTTACATACCAATTAATAAAACTTTGGGTAAGTTCCCGATCAGGGATCACACTAAAATCTACGTTTCTTTTTACCCCCCATTTTTCTATGGGTTTTAAAGTTTTTAAATACATAGTATTGAAAGGAACTTTAATCGCCTTATTTTTAGTTTTAGCTTCCAGCTCAGCCAGCAAAAGATTCAGATCTCGTAAGCCGTTAGAGGTAAAGCCATACTCTCTATATACTTTTAAATAGGTCTCTTTAGCTAATCTTTGATAATTCTTCATTCCATTAACCACAACATCGTTATTATTTTTAAATACTATAAACATCTACTGGCACATCTGACCAGATATTAAAGATCAATTCTTTATAGTCAGAAGGCTCTGCACCTTCCAGCAAGTAAAAAGATTTAATCGTACCACCCTTGTTGATTTGAACCCTTTTATACAGCAGGGTCTCTTTATCCTGCGCCGTAAACTCTTCAATAAATTTGAGGATCTCTTCTGAACCTAAATGTGATGGCTCTACCATCTGGCCGTTATATGTACCGCCGATGTAATAGGTTGACTGGGCTGACAT